GCGAGGTGATGAATACCAGATTCAGAATCTAGTTTTTCACCTTGTTTCCATGCCCATAGATGCCTTTGTAAGGCGGCAAAGTATCTGCGTTTGGAATCAGGCACTTTTTGCCAGTTGTCTGGCTCATACTTCTGTGCACCAAACGTCAGAACCTTTACCATTTCTTCCAGTGCTAGTGGCGGCACCAAATCATAGCGCAACTTGTCACTGTCAAATTTGCGACCGGGTGTGGTATCAGTCGCACTCACATGTACAGTTTCATCATCAGTGAAATGTCGCATTACAATTTTCCTGTCAACTCTGCAATCTTAGGCATGTTACCGGTGAAAGCGTATGTGCCAATATGTTGGGTCTTCATCCATGGGCACAGATAGATTTTACCACCAGTTTTTCTCCACAGTTGGCAGAACATATAGTCCTCAGACAAATAACGATCAGAGCCACCGCCAGTTGCACTGTCTTTGGTATCAATGATTGTGTCAAAGTATGCGTGGATATAACGTGTGCCATCAAAGTTGGCTTGACCAACGTGATCGGGTTTGTATCGCAACTGAGGATAGGCTTCGGCCAGCACAGGGAAAACTTCACGTTTCACCATCATAAATCCTGTACCAATCTCAAGAACTTCCAATGGCTCAGTCACTGTGAATTGTTGTGTGCCTTTTACTACGTTGAAAACGTAATCGCCCACCAAGTTTTCCAATTCGCTTGCGGGCATATCAGGATGTTTCCTTGCAGCCTCAGCAATATTATTCCAATTGATTGACTTCTTTGGATATGGTCCGCCAATAACATCTTTATCCAAAGCAAGTAGTGCCACAACGTCTTGAGGACTAAAATGTACGTCAGAGTCTATGAATAGCATATGCGTACAATCGGAACGCAAAAATTCATCGACCAGATAATTTCTTGCGCGGGTAATTAATGATTCGTTGAATAGGAAAGAAAAACGAATTTCAACTCCATACTTCATCATCATCGTCTGTAAATCCAGGCAAGATTTCATATACATGCCGTGATTCATACCACCATACATTGGCGTTGCAATGAACAGTTTGTTCTTTTTCAAATCTTCAATTTTGACTTTGATTTCCATAATGTTTCCATAAATAAAGGGAGTGATACAGTATATATCACTCCCTTGATCAGATTTTATTGATCAATCAGGCAAAAGTGGCAACACGCTTTGTTTTAGACTGAGTAGCCAACATGCGCTTAGTTGGTGTACCCAGGCGATAGAAACTAATCTTGCGACCATCTTCCAAAGTCTTGGTGTTGGTATAGATAGCATGACCTTCTTTGCGCAACTCGCCGATCCGTGCGGCGACATTGGAAATGCCAAATCGTACACGGGCTTGTGCGGTAGTAAAGGTATTGTATCCCTCAGTTTTGCTCAGAGCAAGCAACATTTTCTGTTTTACGTTCATAAGAACTCCATAATAAAATCACACTTGTTTTGTGAGAGGTGATTGAAATCTCATTACACATGATAGCATAACGCCCAGAGTAAATCAATACTCTGGGCGGTAAACATGTGTCAATTAGAAAGGAATTTCTTCATCAACTGGAACGCGCTTCATTGTGGGAACAGCCTGTTCGTCAGCAGGAATTTTGGCTTTTGTAGCCTCAACGTCCAGTTTAGTGTACAAGTCAAGGAAGGATGTCTTGGTATCGATATCAAAACGATTCAGACACAAGCCAACAGCCTTCAGGCGGTCACCATGCACACCATAAGTTTTGCAGATGTGTACCAAACGGCGAGTGGAGATAATCTCGTCCACACCACCTTCTGCAAAGGTCTTCCGTGTGATATCAGCCCAAGTCACCAACAGATCGGCAAATTCATCATCTTGACGACCGAATGCAGCCATTTCCTTACGCACAATTTTCTTTTCAACTGCGGTTGGTGGATATTCTTGTTCATAGGTATTCAAGAAACGCTCAAGGAAGGCTTCGTTCAAAACGTTGGTGAACATATAACGACCATCATCGGAGCCTTTACCTTTTGTGTTAGCCGTAGCAACAACGGTAAAGCCCTCAGCGGGTGCAACCAATTCATTCTTCTTTTTCAGCAAGAATGGTTTGCCTTCCAGAACACGTTGGAGACATGCCAAATTCTGTGCACCATAATCGATTTCGTCAATACACAATACAGCGCCTTGGCGGGCTGCTACGGTAACAGGACCATCACGCCATTCCATCTGACCATTAATCAGTACATAGTTACCAAGCAAGTCGCCTTCATCGGTGTCAGGTGTCATTGACACACAGATAAATTTGCGACCAAGTTTGGCACAAGCCTGTTCGACGGACATGGTCTTACCGTTACCAGATTGACCAGTGATAAAGATGGGAAAGAATTGGTTGCTTTTGAAGATGGAAACCAAGTCATCAAAATTACCAAACGGAACATAATTCTTGTACTTTTGTGGAACAAGATTCTCAGTTTCCAACTGAGTTACAAGATTGGAGATTCGTGGTGCATCAACCACTTCTTTTTTAGTGTCTGGCTTTTTAGTAGTCATGGGAACAACATTTTGAACCAATGCAGTAGGCATTTTATACATGCCGCGTCCTGCGCGATTGGCTAGGTCTTTGAGGAACCATTGAGGTTCCTTGATATCATTTTCTGCACACAGGCTTTTGACTTCCTGCAATGTCATAAACTCTTTACCAGTTGCGCTGGCAATGGCAATAAACTTCTCACGCTTGTCCATCTGAATGGTACGCATAATAAACTCCAAATCAATCAAATCAATAAACTAATTATACAAGGAACATACCACAAAGTCAAGTGGTATGTTGTAAAAATCACACAGCAATTTCTGTAATGAATCGGTTCACAAGAACGCGGCTGACTTGCTTCTTTTTATTCATCTTGATAAATGCATTCTTTAGTTTGCTTGCTGTGAAGCTACCAGAAATTTCCAGTTCACCATCATCGGCTTGCAGGTCAGCATCACCAGGAATAAAGAAAAACTTATTGTAGCCATGATTGAAAGATTCCACAAACCGCTCTTCCTTCAAATCCTCGGTGAGTTTTTTAGCCAGTTCTTGGCGCTTGTGATAACCGCCATCACGATCAGGATATTTCTCATACAAGTTTTGACCTGTAGAGTCAGTGTAACGGCGAGACAAATTAGACCGTGCTGAGGCACCAGTACCTGCAATATAGAAACCAATGATTTTGGCTCCAGTTGCATTGCGATACCAATCAAAAACTACACTACGCAGGGCGGTGTCGTAATTGCCACTAGGAGCCAGCTTCTGAAACTTTGTTTTAGTGTCAACCAAAACATAGTTCTTACTGTTGAAATAATTGTACATTGTGTTGGTACCACCATCCACGTAATGGTACGAAATTTCATCAGCATCACCATCATGAATCAACGCAAGGTTCACGATATCAAGATTGTTCACTTTGCGGAATTGCTCAGTCAGTGGCTTCAATGCAACCATTGCTTCCATCATAGGTGTTGCAGACAATGGCTCACTCAAAGGAATACGAAAATTGCGCACATCACCATAATTCTTTTTAGAATATGCATCAGCCAATGTAACCATGTTACGAACACAGTTATTGAATTCAACATTACCCATACGTGAATTGAAATACTCACGCAAGAATACGTGGGAGAATGCCAACTCATTTTCGCCGCGGGTAAATGAATCTTTGGCAGTACGACCATGATCCATTTTGAAGCCGTCTGTTTCATTACCAAAACCATATACCACAAAAGGAATATTGACTTTACGGCAGAACATAACAAGAATCAAAATCTGCTCAATGGCCGCTGCCATTTGACCCTTCATTGAACCAGAGCGATCCAACAGCAGAATCAAACCATGCGATTTACCTTTCGGCACACGGTTCATTTTCTTGAAAATGTTGTCGTCAATTTGGTATTTGTAGATGCGATTCACATCAATGTCACCAGTATTAGACACTTTAGTCTTTGAAAACTTTTCTGCGGCTTTGCGCATTTCAAATTCTTTGGCCAACAGGCTGATATATCGATCATTGTTGTTTTTGAAATCTTTGACCAATGCATCTTGCTCGGCGCGCAAATATGGGCTCCAAAACTCTTGCATTTGTTTATGCACAATGGATGCTGGTGTCAAAATTTCAGACATGATCGGTGTAGGAACATTCATGTAAGAATAGTCTTTAGACTTTTCGTCCAGAAGTTTATACTCATTTTCACGGTAAGCCTCATCCGTTTCACACGTTGGCTCAAAATCATCTTGACCAGCTACAGACTGAGTTGGTTTGAAACGATTGATTTGGTTGCCAGGTTTTGTGTCTTCGCTTTTTTCATCAGACTTTTGTGCATCAGCATTTGACTTTTTATTGCCAGGCTTTTGCTCACCATCTTCGGATGATCCATTAGTTTCTTTACCTGAACCACTATCGGATGATCCATCAGTTTCTTTATCTGGACCATTACCAGTTGTTTCTTCCGAATCATCAGACTGGTCCGAATCATAATCAGACTCAGAGAATTCACCATCGTCCATTTCATCCATGTCCATACTAAATTGCATGGCAGGAAGTTTGTTTTGCTTTTGTTGATCTTGCTTAGAGTAATCAAAAATTGCGCCAGTGATTTCTACAACATCATCCCAAGTCTCAGCGGCTTCTACCTTGCGAACAAACTCAGACTCTTCATCCGTAAATTTGACGCCAGTTGAAATACCACCTTTAGTGTATACGTTCAGGCGGTCAATGAATGGGAAGGTATTGATATCACGGTCACCGAGACCGAAAAAGTCACGGGACAACAATTCGCCATATGCTTTGACGAATGAATTACGGAGACCAGGAAAGCGGCGCTTGATTTTCTTTTCGATGCGGGCATCTTCAACCACATTCAGAAAATGCTTGAAGTTGCGGCTGATCTTTTTGTCTTTGCTTGTTACGGCATTGTGCCAACCTTCTTCAGGTGTTTCCAATGCGTGACCAACTTCATGACCAAGCAATAGATCATAAAGTTCACCAGACATATCAGTCCAGATAGGGCAGTAAAGTGTGCGATTCTTCAAGTCAAAAGCCGCAGTTTGCATCTTGCGGTGTTCAACTCGGATGTTTTCAGTAGCCATCAACTTGGCCAACTGCGACTTAGATTCTTGGGAAAAATTCATGACATTCTTTCTATCAACAGGATCAATTATATCAGGTGCAGGAAGAATGTCAAGTACTAAAAAAGTATTAATTCACTAAAAAACAACAGTTCATGGCTTCCAATTGCGAGTCAGTTTCATTCCGTACTCATTATCACCTTCCGGAAGAACCACACCAGGCTTGAATCTCAGTTCATTCTTTTTGAATGGATTGTAGTCAACGTAATGGTGCCATCTACCATAGCGCCAAACAACTCTTGCAACGTCTGGATGCATTTCCTCAAGCATCTTAGATTTGTTGATTGTACCGCTACTATTATAGCCAGTCTTTTTGAAGTTTTCATCCTCATCAGCGAATTCTTTGTGGTAGAATTCTTCGGTGTTTCCACCCTTGACAGTTTGTGTAGCAGCCTTACCTTGTAAGAATGCATTGAATTGGATGGTACAATCACCATCTTTCAACACACGCAAGCAGATATCAGTGTCTTCATTGTAGCGGCCACGCCAACGGTGCTTGCAATCATTTGAAATCAACAAACAGGAATAGATTCGTGTGTTTGTGACGTATGGTGGATATTTAGAATTCGGTGCAATAAAGAAACGATATTGAAAGCCTGAGATTGGTACGTTTTCATAACGATCAACAAAGTCCTCAGCAGCTTTGAAGATAGCTCCAGACTCAACACGATATCGCTTGTTTTGTTGCAGACGGTAGAAGTCTGTGATGTTGTCATCAAGAACCCAATGCTTTTCGGCACCAATCGAAATCGCATGATCCCAACACCAGTTTCTTGCACGACCTGGACCATCACCATGATTACTGAATGGTGCAATCAACAAGGTGACATATGGGCGAATACCAAATGCATCAAGTGCTTTCTCATAATTTTCTTCATCTTGTGGCTCAATTGCAATGAAGTGTGGCACTTTCATTCTAGCCAAAGACCTAGAGGTCAGCATGGATTCATGGCGACCTTTAGAGATAATGTAAACGGGATGTTTTGGGTTGATGATCATTCTACAATCCAACGAGTCAATGAGTTGTCTTCAATTTCAAGTTTAGGATACCAGATGCTTTTTGTTTTGTCAGTGAGTTTCTGGTCAACAAGTTTTGCAAATTCATTATAGTCTTCCTCACTGCGAAAGTTCAGATAGATTTGTCTCCAAGGAGGGTTATCATTCTGATCATATGTCGGCATGCCTTTCCAGTGCTTCTTCCAAATCTGATCACGAGTCAGCAGAGAGTCGTCTGGTTCAGCAATCAAATTTTCTTGCACACCACCATCAATGAATTTGGTAACATCGATGTAATCTTCGGCTTGAAAGTCTAGGCAACTTTCATATTCAGTTGTTTCTTCAACTTTTTTATCTGTCATTTGTTTCTCCGAACGTGTTTCTTGATTACCTTAGCTTGGCGCTTTCTTGCCATTTGTAGTGCTACAGGTTTAACATGCTGAGTATACACTACACCGTTCATATGGTCAAGCTCATGCTGGTAAACTTGTGCTGTCAGACCTTCAAAATGTGTAGTAACTAAGTTTGCTTTTTCATCATAGTACTCAACATCAATACTACCATATCTAGGAACGTTTAAATTCAAGCCAGGAAATGATAGGCAACCTTCAGGTTTACGAATCTCTTCACCTTGCGTGGCAACAATCTTTGGATTGAAACACACGATACCATCACCAATCACGAACACCCTAAAGCCGATGCCGACTTGATTCGCAGACAAACCAAGACCACTATATGCGGCTTGTGTCTTTTGCAGTTGGCGAATAAATTTTTGTATGCCTGGTTGCATGATTTGAGTGATATCAAAATCAGGCATGACCTGTGATAGCTTAGGATGTCCCTCAGCTAGTATGGGCAAAATTGAAACAACCTCTTCAACAACTTTTGTTGGTGAATTGGTATTAATTGTTATAACGTCATTGTCATTCATCGTGTCCATCCTTCAGCGCATCCTTCGGCTTTTTCATATTTCATAAAATACTCAGCATGATTATAGTCAGTATCTGCATCATAATAAAGTACCATATACTTATGTTTTCCATTGACTAAAAAAATCTGAGCAGACTTTGCTCCATTGCTATACTCACTAAGAGATTTCAGCACGGTGTAATCTCCTTCCATACTCACCTCGCAATCCTCGAAAAATTATTGACCTTCTCAAACCTTATAAGATTTCTAAACTTATCTTGTAAAATATCACCCTTGTGGCTGATAACAAACAGATTGACATCCTCTAGCATCTGTAGAATCGTCATCAGATAATCTGTTCCGTTTGTATCTAGTGATGAATCAAACACTTCATCCAGAATCAGTAAGTTGGTGTTTGTTGAGTTCTTCAACTTAGCAACCGCTCTCCATGTCAACATAAGTGCCATGTCAATTCGTTGTTTCTCACCTTCACTGAAGGATGCGTAACTAAATTCATCACGGTGCCTAGACTTGATTGTTTCTTTGAATGACTCATCCAAATTGAAGTTGACAAAGAAGTCTAGTGAAGCCAGATACTTATTCACCAATTTGTTGATGATTGGTAGATATTGTTTGATGATCTTAGTCTTGATACCAGTGTCTTTCAACAGAACGGATGCGGCATCAAGATATGTTTTTTCTTCAATCAATGCTTGCTTTTCATCAGTCAATGCAGACAGCTTATTACGCAAGTCATTCAGTTTCAAGTTCTCTGCATCCAAATCATCCTTTGTTGAGGAGAGTGATGCAATCTCTTTTTGAAGTCGATTGATGTATTTGTTTGTCTCAATGATTGTCGCATTGTTTGATGCGAGGCTTACTTGGCGAACACGAACCTCGTTAGACACACGAATGATTTCATTCAGTCTGTTTTGTTGCTCGGATATCTCAGTCGCAATTTTCTCAAGACCATCAGACATTTGCTTTGATGCACCAGATAGTGTGGATATTTGTTGCTCTTTGAAGTCTTGCTGAATCTCTTGTCTGCAAGTTGGGCAACTATCACTATCATGGAAGAACTTCAAGTCTTTCTTATGCTTACTCAGATTGGTTTCAATCTTTGTTTCAAACTGGTGCAGCTTTTTTATCTTACCTTCAATAACATCACGGTCAACAATTCCAGCTTGCAAGTGTTGAACCTCAGCATTCAGAGTTTCAATGACAGATTGTACTGTCTCCATCTGCAAAAGAACTACACCAATTTCACGATTCTTTTCACTAATCATGTCATCATTGTTCTGTTTCAACTTTGAAATATGACTGTTCTGCATGTCATATTTTGAAGTTGTCAGTTCAATGTTGTGCTTGTTGGAAGAAATAGAATCTTTGTTTGTGCTGATTTTGTCTTTCAGCACAGTGTTCATTGTGGAGAAGATTTGGATGTCCAGCAAGTCTTCAATGATTGCTCTACGATCAGCAGCAGACAACTGCATAAACGGCACAAAGGATGCTGATCCAAGAATGACAATCTGCGTGAACGACTTGTAATTCAGTTTCAGAATCTGTTTCTCAAGTGTTTCCTGATAGTCTCTTGATGCTGCATCCTGATTCATCAGTTCGCCATTGACGAAAATCTGAAAGACTGTTGGCTTTATTCCACGTACAATCTTGTATTGCTTTGTGCCAATGGTGAATTCACACTCAACAACACAGTCTTTCATATTGATGGAGTTCACCAACTGTGGCTTATTGATGTTGCGGAATGCTTTACCAAACAACACATAGCACAATGCGTCCAGCATAGTGGATTTGCCAGCACCATTAGTGCCGACAACCAGTGTGTTTGGAGAATTGTCTAACTTGATTTCTGTCCAGTAATTGCCAGTTGACAGGAAGTTTTTAAATCTAATTGTTCTAAAGAAAATCATTCAATAATTTCAACGTTTAGTGACTCAACGTAGAGTTCACGCATAAGACCTTTTAGCTTTGTTGAGTCAACGTTTGTTGCTAATCCATCAATGTACTTTGATAGAATCGTCATAGTATCCTCAGCTTGATCAACCAAGTCGCCATCGTCAATGATTGTATCTGTGAAATCTTCAACGACAGCCACGTCTGCGACACCACCTTTATGAAGGTTGTCAATCACTGTATCAAACATGTATGCATTCTGTTTGTTAGCAACGATAACCTTCACGAAAGTGTTTGCGTATTGATCAAAATCATATGCGTTCCAAAAAGCAAAATCTTGCTGAGTGTCATCGTATATGATCTTGTGAAACATTTTATATGGATTCGCAACAAATGTCAAGTCTCTTGTGTTGGTATCAAAGATGTGGAATCCTCGTTGATCACCGTAATCAATCCAGGTGATCTCGTATTGATTTCCAAGGTAGGTAATGGTTCCATCTGTAGATTTATGATGGAAATGACCAGATAGTACCATATCAAAACGATTAAAAGTCTTGCGATCCAAGCCTTCATGTGCAATGTTTCCTTTATCCATTTCAAAGCCAGCAATTTCAAAATGACCCATGACGATTTCAGCTTTAGTATCTCGCAGAGACTCCATTGAATGATCATAGTTGCTAGAGTTAATCCATGGCACCAACAAGACGTTTAGACCATCATAGGTCATGTCTTTAGCTGTTGTGAATACGTTGATGTTTGTATAGCGATCAAACAACTCATGCATCGCATTGATTTCATTTGTGTTCTTGTATGTCACATCATGGTTGCCCACGATCACGTCCATGGTGATGCCGTCACGCTCCAGAACGTCAAAGAATCTTTTGCGCCACTGATTCAGGATAACATAGTTGATGAACTTGCGGCGATCAACAACATCACCTAGATGAATGATGTGTGTAATGCCATGTTGCTTCAGGTATGGAAAGAATGTGTTCTCCCAGAACTTGAAGAAGAATTCGTTGAACAGGAGACTGTCGCCTCTGGCTCCTGCATGAGTATCATTTATCAGTGCAATTTTCATGGGCGAACTTTACTCGCAACACGATTGCGCAACTCAGTCGTTGAAAAACTGTGCCTGCGTTGATTGTAGTAAATTTTGATATTGCGCTGTTCACAGATGCTCTTGCCTGTGAAATTCTTGTCAGCATACTCTTCACCAATGATGCGGATGCTGATCGGCAAGAACATCAACAAGTCTTCCAAATCTTTCTCTGTTTGGTACACGATGATTTCATCAACGTATTTGACTGCACTCAGTTGAACAAATCTCTCAACGACAGATTGCACAGGTGAATTCTTGGTATCTGGGCGGTCGATGGATGGATCCAGTTGCAAACCTACGATGAGGTAATCACACACAGACTTAGCTTCGGCCAGCATAAGGATGTGACCGGAATGTAGTAGATCAAAGGTGGAACAGGTGAATCCGACTGGCTTTCCAGTCATGTCGTCAGGTAAAGATAGCATATTGAACTCCATGAATTATAATTCGTCAGGCAATGGGTCTTCTAGTATATCAGGTTCCATGAACTTTTCAAGACCTTTTGCTTTGGTTTTCTTCTTTTCCTTCTTCTTTTCCTCAAAAGTCTCAATGAATTCCGAAATGTTATCATACAACACGAACTGTTTCATGTTACCTTCCGAGTCTTCATACATCTCACCAGAGTCTAGGATACCAAACTGTTGAGTCGCTTTGTACTTCACATACAATTGCTTCTTTTCTTTTTGGATTCTGCGTAGGAACGCGAAGTAAATTACCTGTGTGAAGTATGCGAATGGATTGGAAGACTTTGTTGGGTCAAAGTTTCTGAAATACATGATGCAGTTTTCGATACCATCACAAATCATTTCCTCTCGGAAAGAGTATGATATGAAGTTTGGCTTCCTGGATAGATGATTCGCAATCTTTAAAAAGCACTCACCGATATAGTTTGGAATAATCGGGTCTTCTTTACCTGCTTCTTTGGCTGCATCACATGCGGCTCTGTAACTGATCAGTGCGGCTAGAAAGTCCGCATTGTTTACGTAGTGTTTCACTTTTGTCATTATGTTTACCTAAAACATCACTTGACATGCCATGGAGACTTGTCATATAATGGGGGTGTTGGGTGTTTAGAATTAATGTATTGTTTGTTTATTAGTACTTGGTTCTTGAGGTAGTTCATCTGTATCATCTTCTAGATCAAGTTCTTCACCAGAATCAAATTCATCAAGTAATGAATTGTCAATCTGATCATTGAAGTTCGCAACGACTTCATTAGCTTCAACGACTGCATTGTTATAGTATTCAATCAATGCTGATCTAGGCTCAACAATAGTAAGTACCTCACTCATAGAAATACATGCAGAGTTTGTTTGAATGAGTTCGATAGGTAACCATGGAGACATTAACAACATTGATTTACCAGCAGACATTCTCTTATAGAAGAGTGTCATTGGATCATACATCTCTATTATGCCATTGCTATTCAGATGGTATGATGCGATGATATCTTCACCGTCTTTGAGCCTAATAATTTTAACATTATCCATTTTTTATATCTATCTTGTAAAATTTGTAAGAGAATTTCTCCTCTTCATATATTTTAACACGTTCCACGAAATGTTTCAATGTAAAATTGGTATGTTTACCTATTCTAAAATCATCAGCAATATCATATAATGTCGCAGAGTCTTTGTTATCACCTTTACGCAAGACGCGACCTAGAGATTGTAGATTACGAATCCGAGACTTTGATGGTGATGCAAAGATCGCATTGTGTAGATTCTTTATATTTATGCCTGTAGAAAAAGTGCCATATGAGGCGATGATGATAGCATCATTTTCTTTCTCTGTGATATGACGAATCTGTTCACGAGTTTCAACATCTGTACTACCATGCACAAAGAATACCTTACGATCTTTTTTCTCAGCGTCAATCAGTCGCATCAATTCTTTGCCATGCTTTTCAACTAGCTGAAACAAAATCAGTGAGTTGCCTTTCAGAGACAACGCTAGATTTTTGATGAATGCATTTCGCTGTGGATTCTTTACCAAGTAATCTATCTCAGCTTGGTAGTCCCAATCACGACTCAGTTTGCATACGGCATCTGAGTATTTCAGGGTCAGGCATTTGATTTTCAATGATGATACTTGGTCATTGTCCATCAATTCTTTTGTTGTAATGACTTTCAGCACAGGACCAAATAGTCCTTCTAAGACTAACTTGTGTGTCTGTGTGCCATCCAAAGTGCCAGTACAACCGATGCGATACTCTGTGTTCTCCAGATTTGACATGATTGTTGTCAGTGACTTTGCTTTGAAGTCGTGCGCTTCATCACCTAGAACAAAATCAAACTGTTCAAAGTACTCTTTAGGTAAATTGTATATTGATTGCCATGTGGTGATAGTCAAAAACTTATCTGTGCTTTTGTCTTTGCCTGCGTACTGTCTGTGGCAGTATTGATCTGAGTCATAACCATAGGATTTGAAATCAGAAAACATCTGTTCAGCAAGAGAAGTTCTAGGAACAATTAGCAGACCCTTCTTGCAATTTTGCTGAATGTGGCGTATAATCAGATACAGAATGAAAGACTTACCACTTGATGTTGGAGATAGTAAAAGTGCTCTCTTATTACGTATTGCATGAACAAACGCATCAATCTGATAATCACGCTGTTCTAGGTGCTTTGGGATGCCTAGAGTTTCGATGAAGTCTTTTGCCTCTTTGATTGAGAAGTTCTCTAATCCATCTATAGACTTATCGTACACGACGGTGTACTCTCTATCATCACAGAATTTTTGAATGTATGGAATCAATCCATAGTAAATCTTGTTACTACGGACATCCATGAGTCTGATCTTGCCGTCCCAGAGTTTGTTCTTGAATGCTGGAACAAACTGATATCCTGGAACCAAAAAAGTAAAGTGATCTGATAGCTCTTGCGCTAGGCTTCGCTCACACTTTATATGCACATACGCACCATTCACTTTACTAATAATTAGATCACTCATTATACACCCTGTATGAATCGCTCCCAGTCAATTAAAGATTTTAGCTGGAACGTTCTACTATGTAGTTCTTTTAAAACAGACTCACAGTAACTAATGATCTGTTCATTCATACGTCTAGCAGCAAGATACTTGTTCATATCTTCGTCTGCATCCATGTAAGTTGCAATATCGGATTTTAATACGAATGGAAATGGTTCCCATCCATGTTTCTTCAAGTCTTCATTACTCATCTTACCAGTATAGTATTCCCACTTGATTTTCTTCATGCGGTTGTACTTGAACTCCAAGTCCTGAAGTTGGTACTTGTGGTGTGATAAGATGTTTAGGTATTTTGCGTGGAGCTTAGGTATGTCTAACATTGCTTTGCCAGGCTCAGTCCTGTCAACGTTAGCATCTTTTATCCACTCATTCATAATTTCATCAAGTTTGCTCATAATAATCTCCTAAGTGGAGTTTACACTAATTAGGTCAGTTTTTCAATGTTATAATAGGTAAATCTGATTGAAGCATCAGCAGTCAATACATTGTCTGGTGTGTCTTGTGTGGACAGCACAAAGGATGATAGTGACGTTGGGAATGCATCAAAGAAATTGAATCTGACAAGAGGTGTAAACGATGATGAATACACAGTCAATGTTGCATCCGAAAACTGTGGCTGTATTTTGTTTGCGTACTTACTTTGCTTGGATAAATTTTTATAATCCTCAAAGTTTTCTGGGAAAGTCATGCCTCTGATCCAATTATGAATCTCTAGCCAAGAGGACATCTTTTCATCTATAGCAAAAGTCACGTTCATGATATCGTATATTGCTTTTTCACCAGGTGAATACATCTCCACAAATGGTGTTGCAATTGGAATCTCACCCAATGAAATGCCAGGAACTGATACCGATTGACAAAAGAACTGTACGTTAGGAACCCTACTGAACGTCAAGTGAAACTTGTTCGGATGTAGAAAATTCTGATTGTCCGGTGTGTTTGATAGTGCTATACTTGTCATGATACTATTTATACAAATAAAAAGAGGGAACCGAAGTTCCCTCTGGAGGTGTCTATCTTAACGTAGACTTGTTTTCTTACATAATGCTTACATTATATTCGTGATCTTAAATGCGCGATAGTAGTTGTTCTTACCAGCGTTCAATGCACCTGCGCCTTGCGCTGTACCTTCAGCGAATGGGTTAGCAACTAGACCGTAACGAGTCTTGAAGCCAATTTTTGGCTGGAAGGTGTTAGTGTCAACTGCGCGAACCATTTGCAAAGGAACGT